AAGGTCAAAATAGTTAAGGCCCCGTCTCTTTTGAGGCGGGGCTTTCTATTTAGTAATAGAGAATAAGAGGAACCCTCATGGCTGTCCCAAAACTAAACCCCGCTTCTACGAGCAACACTAATATACTTCCGGTTACCGGGTCTGAATCTAATGTAATAGCCTCCCTTCCCTTTGGGATATATGCTGCATCCACGGCATTTCTATCGGGGGCGTCAGACCAAGTAGCCTTTACATATAAAAAGTTAGGGGGAGATGTACTTGATATTGAGCTTACACCGGGTAACGTATATGCAGCTTATGAAGAAGCAGTCCTAGAATATTCATATATTGTTAATATCCATCAAAGCAAGAATGCTCTTTCAAATCTCCTTGGCGCGCCCACGGGGACCTTTGACCAAGATGGTGTAATTACGAATGCTTTGTCAGGCGCTAGCGCATCGTTAGCATACCCACGCTTCGATTATGGCTTCGCTCGAAGGGTCTCCGAACGCAGTATCACCGAGACGGGCTTAGGTGGTACTATACCGATCTATTCCGGCTCCGTCAAAATGATCCCGCTGCAGCAGGACTACGATCTCCAGACGCTCCTCTCGGCCTCGTCAGCTCTTACTGGTACTCTTAAGTATGCCGGGCAAATCCAAGATAAACGTATTCTAATCCGCAAAGTATTCTATAAAACCCCTCGCGCCATGTGGAGATTCTATGGATACTATGGAGGCTTTTCAGTTGTGGGAAACCTGAGGACCTATGGACAGTATGCTGACGACTCAACTTTTGAAATTGTGCCAACGTGGCAGAATAAGCTCCAGGCCATGGCATATGAGGATGCGCTGTTCACCCGGATCTCTCATTACTCGTATGAGATCAAAAACAATAACCTAAGAATCTTTCCTCAACCGGATCGAAATAGTCCCGACGCGTTCTGGGTACAATTCAGTATTCAAAATCAATTTGCTCCTTGGGAAGAGGGTACCGGTCAGCCCAAGACGGGCATCAAGGGTATCAATAATATGAATACTCTTCCATTTAGTAATTTGCCTTTTGAAAGCATCAATTCTATAGGCAAACAATGGATCCGCCGTTTTTCATTAGCTTTGGCTAAAGAAATGCTGGGGCAAATTCGTGGCAAATTCGCTACCGTGCCAATCCCCGGTGAGAGTGTAACCCTCAATGCAGCCGATCTTCTATCTCAAGCCAAAGCAGAACAGGACATGTTGCGAGAAGAACTCAAGACTACCCTCGATGAATTAACCTACACCGAACTGGCAGCCAAGGACGCAACGTTACAGGACTCGACGGCCAAGGTGCTACAAAATATACCTCAGGGTATATTCGTAGGGTAAATTAGCCTATGTCAAACGATCCCAAGGACAAGTGGGCGCAGCCAGCTGCGCCGCCCCCCCCTATGTTCTTCGGGAAAAAAGAGCGTGATCTAGTAAAGCAAGTTAATGATGAACTAGCTGAGAGAGTGTTAGGGCAAACAATTGTCTATTACCCTGTTTCTCTCGAAGATACAAATTTTCATGATGTTTATGGCGAGTCGCTAAACAAGGTAACACTTCCGCCTGTCCGAGTTTACGCATATGTGGTGGTGGAAAACGAACAAAGCAATGAGAAGTATGGCTATGAGTATAAAACTAAGTTAACCGTGAACTTCCATCGTCGGAGACTGACAGAAGATCAAGATCTTTTTGTAAGGGTTGGAGATTTTGTGCAATATGGCGACGAATTTTATGAAATCGTGCGTACGTATAACAATACACGTTACTATTTTGGTCAAGTCGAGCATGTCTTCCAGATAAGTGCAGAGTGTATCAAGTCTAGAAGAGGAAATTTCCATGTCTCGAAGTAAAAAAACACAAGCTGAACTTCAAAATGAGATGTCTACTCGTTTTGACTATATTGGCGATAAAAAAGTCGAAGGAGAACTTCAGGTAATTGAATTCATGTCTTCGACACTGGAAACAATTGATGGAGCAATGTTAGACTTTTTAGGAAAGGATCTAGACCTTTTTGTCACCACCAATGAGGGCTTTAAAAGAGTTCCTCCTCTGTGGGTCACGGCCGAACGAGCATATCAGGTCAAAAATGATAAAGATCTGAGAGACGACGAAGGAACATTGATATTGCCGCTGATGACGTTGTCACGAACGAACGTCACGAAAGATCCACAGTTCAAAGGGTCGGTATATGCCAACCTTTATCCTTATCCGGACGCCAAAGGGGGCACGATTACTGTGGCTCGGAGAATAAATCAGAAAAAAACAGCAGAATTTCAAAATGCGGCCGCCAACCGCCGGCATGGCGCATCCGGCGCCGTACGCTCCAAAATGTATAACTCTTCCAAGAGAGACATGTCAACTCAGAGAGTGGTGTATGAAACGATAACGATTCCATTACCTACTTGGGTGAAGGTCCAGTATGAGATTTCCATTCGCACAGAATATCAACAGCAGATGAATCAGCTGATCCAACCTTTCGTCACAATCCCCGGTAACTCCCGAATGCCTAAGCGTATTCATAAAGAAGGACATTACTATGAGGTTTTTATTGATGGTGGATTCCAAAACAATTCAAACCAGGCTGCAATCGGAATGAGCGAGCGAAATTATGAGACAGTCATCAGTATTGATGTTCTTGGGTACCTAATAGGCGACGGTGAAAACGAAGAACGTCCACGGGTCGTAAAGCGGGAAAATGCCGTAGAATTCAAGTTTTCACGGGAACAAACCATCTTTGGCGACATCCCGGACGGGGTGAAGGGCGCCTTTTATAGAGAATAATATAATTGCCCTATTCTGTTGCATGCTTTTAGTACTATTTAGAATAAGAATATCTATGGTTTAGGAGACCCCGTCTTATGTCAGTGAAGAATTACAGATTTGTATCACCCGGAGTGTTTGTCAACGAGATCGACAACTCCCAACTTCCAGCTTCTCCAGCCGGAATTGGCCCCGTCATTATTGGCCGCGCCGAAAAGGGCCCAGCCCTTCGCCCCATCACAGTTAATTCCTTCTCGGAATTTGTGAACATCTTTGGCACGCCAGTGCCCGGTGGAGTAGGTGGTGACGTCTGGCGCGAAGGCAATCAGGTCTCGCCGATGTATGGAACATACGCAGCACAGGCATATCTCCGTAACAGTTCACCCCTAACCTATATTCGTCTCTTGGGATCACAAGCCCCCAATGCTGCTGCAGGCGCCGGGACAGCCGGCTGGGCACTGAGCACAAATGCAACATCTAGTGCTATGGGCCTCTTTATATTTGATTCGGCATCGGTGGGTCCCGCCTCGACCGGCACCCTCACCGGAGCCCTCGCTGCTATTTTCTATACAGACGCCGCAGCCGGTTGTACTGCATTGCTTACAGGAACTGTCTTCGGCGGCGTCGGCTCGGGGACGAGCAGCGCTTCCATAGGCATGAACACTGGTTTCAAACAAATTGGTGCGAACTATGAGTTCAAGGCTGTTATTCCTAACGCCTCCGGATCCATGGGAATGACTGCATCGTTTAACTTTGATACAACTTCGGAAAAGTATATTCGCAAGGTATTCAACACAAACCCGCAGCTTACAAATGGTACTGTTACAAATCCGAAACAGCAGACAAACTACTGGTTGGGCGAAACATTTGATCAACACCTAAAAGATAATATTAATACCGGTACTTACCTGGCCGCCATAATCCCTCTTTACAATGCTACGGACAGTACCTCTACCGGAGACCACAAAAGTCAGCTCGTAGGTGGGGAGACCCCTCAAATCATTGCCCAGGACCTGACAACTGCAACCGCAAGCTATGTCGCCGCCAATCAGCAGCAACTGTTCAGCTGCATAAGCCTTAAGCAATCCGGAGATTGGACCAATCGAAATCTCAAGATTTCAATCCAGGACATCAAAGAATCAACAAATACAAGCAATCCCTACGGATCCTTCAGCGTTGTTATTCGTCGATTGGCTGATTCAGATAATGTAGTACAGATTTTGGAGCAGTTCAACGATTGTGATTTGAATCCTGGTTCACTAAACTACATTGGTCGAAAGATCGGAACTCAATATACTCAGTGGATTGCTGCAGAACGCCGTTACCGTACCATCGGTGATTGGCCAAATGTTTCTAATTATATTCGTGTTGCAGTAAACAGTGACCTCGCCGCCGGAGCCCTAGACGCTCGTTATCTTCCCTTTGGTTTCTTGGGGATGGTGAAGTATAATGATGAGCTAATTTCCGCTTCCGCCGGCGCAGGCAACTGGGTTACTGGTTCCGACACGTCCCGTCACTTCGACGGTGGCATGTCCGGGTCCGGCAGAGGCAGAACACTTATGCTTCAGACGGCTAGCCTGGATCCAAACCTTCTAATGCTTTATCCCCAAGCCGCCTTCCGCGTAAGCGCGAGTGCGGGCGGACTATCTAACGATACAGATGCATATTTTGGCTTCCGTACAACAACGGCAGTCGGAAGCACTCGTTTTGATGGCTCCGTCGAAGATGTCCTGCGCCCCCGCGGCGGCATTATAAACGATTTCGCGCCGGCATCTGCTCGAAGCGAGCGCGCTGTCGCATTTTCACTAGATGATCTCTATCCTCTGTCTGGCACGGCCGTCTGGTCCCTGACTGCCCGAATGACTGGCGGAGTTTCTGGAAGCGGTAGATCCTATACTGCAACAACCGGATCAACAAAGGGTGTCCTCGACGCTGGCTATGACCGTTTCACCGTCCCTCTCTATGGCGGCTTTGATGGTCTGGATATTGTTGAGATGGACCCGTTCCGTAACAGTTTCATAGATGATAGTACAAACGAAAACAACAACTACGCCAGAGCAACCATCAAGCGTGCAATTGACGCGGTGGCTGATCCCGAAGTGGTGGAAATGAACCTTGCTTCTGTTCCGGGCCTCACTGATGACGGTCTGACTACACACTTGATTCAAACATGCGAAGACCGTGCTGATGCCTTGGCAGTTGTCGACGTCGCCGGCGGTTTCACACCCCGCGCAGAAGGGCGAACCCTGGTTCGCAACAATATATCTAGCGCCCTAACGCAGGTAATTACCAATCTACGCAACCGGGGTTTGAATTCGTCATACGGCTGTACTTTCTATCCGTGGCTCCGAGCAAGAGACTCAATCAATGGAGCTATCCTCTGGGTACCACCTTCTGTGGCTGCAATCGGGACCTTCTCAAGTTCCCAGCGTAAGACACAGGTCTGGTTTGCGCCGGCCGGCTTCAACCGCGGCGGCCTAACTGAAGGCTCTGCTGGCCTTCCCATCATTGATGTGTCCCACCAGCTTCGCCGGATTGACCGCGACAACCTTTATAGCGCGAACATCAATCCAATCGCTAAATTCCCGAGTGAAGGTATCGTAATCTTCGGCCAGAAGACCCTGCAGGTTACGCCCTCAGCACTCGACCGGATTAACGTTCGACGTATGATGATCTTCGTGAAGAAGCGCATTTCGCAGATTGCTGCGCAGCTTCTTTTCGATCCCAACATTCAACAGACATGGTTACGTTTCACCTCACAGGTGAATCCCTTCCTGGCGAATGTAAAAACTAACTTTGGTCTAACAGACTATAAGGTGGTTTTGGACGATACAACAACTACACCCGATTTGGTAGATAGAAATATCATGTATGCACGAATTTTCTTGAAGCCAGCACGAACCATTGAATTCATCGCAATTGATTTCAATATTACTCGTACGGGAGCATCGTTTACCGACTAATAAAGTGGAGGGTTTTAAACTCTTACACTACTTAACTTTAGAACTTATGAGGAGACCATAACAAATGCCATTTTGGACAAGCGCACTATCGGAGCCGAAGAGGGCCCACCGCTTTTTACTTTTCTTTCCGAACCTAGTGAGTGCTGATGGAGAATATTCATATCAGCCATATCTTGCGAAAGATGTAACAAAGCCAAACTATCAGGTCAGTTCTACTCCTCATAAATTTCTAGGGAATACCTACCACTATCCTGGCACCGTTACTTGGGGCCCCGTCACAGCGAATATTATCAATGCCATCAATCCTGACGGCAACAAGATTCTCTATGATGCTCTCATAAAGTCGGGCTACCTGTTGCCTCCGGACCAGCAAGATGCGCTCAATAATCCAGCGCAAGCTCCTGGTACCGTCAACAAGGCCATGGCAGTCGATGCACTCGGCAATGTCGTGATTCAGGAACTCAGTGGTCAGGGCGGCCTCGTCGGCTCATGGACGCTTCAAAACGCATTTATTACAGATGCTAAGTTCGGAGACCTTTCATACGAGAATGATAATCTACTTAATATTTCTCTCTCAATCCAGTATGATTGGGCAGAGTATGTAGTGGGTCCTGCTGTCGCAGCCGTAACGGAGCCCTAGAATCTTAGAAAGAAGGTGACACATGGGAAGAAGGAATAATTCGCAGCGCACAACGGCGCCGCATCCAGACGCTCCCGCACCACCAATCACGAACTCAGGCGATAATAGCCTCTTTTCGTTTGTAACTCCAACAGAATTTGTTGAGCTACCATCCGGTGGAAGATATTATCCAGAGGGCCATCCTCTGGCGGGCGTCGACACAATTGAAATTAGGCATATGACTGCTAAGGAGGAAGACATTCTTACCTCTGAAACTCTTTTGCGTAAAGGACTGGCCATCGATCGGCTCATACAATCTGTAATACAAGATAAAGAGATTGATGTTGATAGTCTGTTGATTGGAGACAAAAATGCTCTCCTTGTAGCATCTCGGATCACGGGCTTCGGGTCACTATATGAGACCAATGTGAAGTGCCCGGGCTGCTCAGAGATAAATGAGCAAGAATTTGATTTAGAAAATCTCACTCATGTAACTCCAGGGGAAATGCCTGAGGGTGTTGTAATAAATGATGATAACAACTTTGTCATGACGTTGCCCACTACCTCAATCGAAGCAGAAGTTCGGCTTCTGACTAGTCGCGATGAAAGATCCCTTTCTGAGGCTACTGATAAAAAGAAAAAACTGAAACTACCGGACACTCGGAGTACTGATTTGTTAAAAACTGTTATAGTTTCTCTCAATAATCAGACTGATCGAGGGGATATTGACAAGTTTATCTCGTTGATGCCCCTTAGAGATGTAAAATACCTTCGTAAAGTGTACGAAAAAATTAAACCTGATGTGGATGTGTCGTATGATTTCGAATGCGAACATTGTGATCACATGGGAAAGGTGGTAATGCCCTTGACGGCACAGTTTTTTTGGCCTGACTCCTGAGTACCAAGCAGCAGTTTACGAAGAATTCTTTGCGCTGAAACATTATGGAGGGTGGTCCTTCATCGAAGCATATAACCTCCCTGTACCGCTCCGACGATGGTTTGTGGACCGTTTGGTTCAAGAGTATAAAAAACAAAATGAAGAATATGATCGAGCAAGTCGGGGCAAGTAGCTCCGGCTTTTTGTTTTGGCACTAATTATATGAGAGGGTTCTATCATGAACGAAATTGTAAAAGATGTAATTTATCTGAATAATACCAAAGGACAGCTGTCCGAAAGGGTATATAGTAAGTTTGCAGGCCAGGTGCGCAGCGCACTTTTGGACCTGTATTATGGGGGGATCCTGAACAGCCCCATCCGCCTGAGCGGAAACTCTGCACAGATCGATGCTTTCATGAAAACCCTCAATGCGGAAAAGGGCTATATGGATTCCTATATCAAACATGGCCTTAACGCTTCCGGTACACTTAACTCTCGCACCGATCTAATGCACGCAGTAGAAAAATTTGAGAAAGAAACAGGGCTTCGGTGGCCCTTTAAAAACTAGAGGATATTAGTCGATGCAGGAACCCGATGACGCACGAAAGGCCGCGGCCTTACAAAAAGAGTTAGCTAAGCTTGAACGCCAAGCAAAACAAACCCGCGACGCCCTCCAACATGCTTTAACTCTCCCGGAAGCCAAGGGGCTCGCTGATCAAATTGACCAAGTTACCAAAGCTTTTGAAAAGCAAATGGGTATTCGTGGTCAACTCGTAGAGTCAATTGAAGCCATAAAAGAAGAGATAGATCAGCTGACAGTTGGCGAGGAGGAACATACTGCAGCTCTCGCCCGCCTCGCCTCGATGCAGCAGTCACAGATTAAAACCAATCGCGCCATGGCAGAGAGCCTTGCTGCGAATAGTGAAACTGCAGAACAATTTAAAGACATTATCGAAGATTTGAATAGCAATCTGCAAGTGTCGCCAGACCGCATGGCGCAGGCAGCCAGCGCTTTAGATGAACTAAATGCCGCCATGAGGGCTGGCGATGAACTAGCTGAGAACATGCGTGACTCGTTGTTTGGTCTTAGCGATAGTGGAATGGTAAAGCTAGTAGGCTCTTTACAGCAGGGCCAAGCCGGCCTCAAAGCTTTTGCAAGCAATGCCATGGATATGAAGAAGAATGTAATGTCTTTGGGAACAGGCCTCTTAGAATTGGGGGTAAACAGCTTCAAGTTTGCGGTCGAACAAGATAAGGTTTTCTCCGCATTTAGGAAGTCCACTGGTGCCGGCACCGAATTCAATAAGATGATCAAAGAAACTGAGCAAGTCGGCCGCCTCGCCGGCGTCACCCTGGAAGAATCAGCCGAAGCTGTCAGTGCACTAAAGAATACATTCACTGATTTTACGTATTTACAGCCAGCCGTACAAAAAGACATTATGCACACCACTACCATTTTGGGAGAGATGGGCTTCTCAATGGATACCCAGGCACAAATCTGGCAAACCGCCAACAAGAGCATGGGCCTGGGAATTAAAGAAACTCAGCAGTTTATGCTCGACCTGACCGCGACCGCACGCGGACTCGGAGTGGATGTTAATAAGATGGGGCAAGACTTTATTGCCAATAAGGAGATTCTTTCTCGTTACGGAGCAACCGGCACCCAGGTCTTCAAAGATATGGCCGTTCAAGCCAAGGCCCTCGGCATTGAGGTTGGAACTCTCCTGGGCTTTGTCGACAAATTCAAGACATTTGATCAAGCAGGAACATCTGTCGGCCGTCTCAACGCTATTATGGGTGGCCCTTTCCTCAACTCCATTGATATGCTTAACGCAGCAATGGAAGACCCAGTCGAGGGCATCCGGATGATGAAATCTGCGATTGACCAAGCCGGCATATCTGCTGAAAATCTATCCGGTGCAGAGGTCATGGCCTTTGCTGATGCTTTGGGGCTCTCTGCCGAAGACACACGCAAAATGCTCTCCCAAAGCAATGAAGAATTAGAACAGCAAACCATGTCGATGAAAGAGGCTGCAGCAGCAGGCCAAAATATGCAGAACATGACTGACCAGCTCAAAAATGCATTCAAACAGCTCTATCTCGACGCTGAGCCCTTTGTCAGCGGCGTCCTCCTCCCAATGATTAGGGGGTTCGCCAGCTTTATGGGCTGGATTGGAGAAGCCATCAATTCCTTGGGAACGTTTGGATCCACGGCTCTTTTTGTGGGTACCATGATAGCTGGTCTCATGATTGCAACAGGCGTTGGAAGCCCATTTGGTATTGCAGCCCTCGCCGTCCTCGGTGGCGCCGCAACTGGTGCCCTCGTCTCGAGCGCAGGCGAAGGTGAAGGTGAAGGCTCTGCACTTTCCAAGCCCTCCAACCTCAAGGGGTACTCGACCGGCGGCCGCCATATTCAGGGTCAGGCATCTGCTCCTTCCTCGGTCGCCGTCGTGGGCGAGAACGGCCCAGAGCTGGCCGAACTCGGTTCTGCAGCTAACATTTCTACAGCTTCAACCACCGAAAGACTGACAAAAGCAATGGAAGATTTAGCCGGCCGACTAAGTAATCTAGAGACAAGCGGCGACGGTGCACCTATCAACATGTCAGTCAACATTGCTGGAGAAAGGATTGATGAATTGGTCATCAAGTCTCTGCGCAGCCGCGGCACACGCAATGCATTAGGTCCGTACGCCGGACCTTAAGGAGAATATAAGATGCTATTTCCCGGGTTAATAACAAATCAAGAATATCAAATTCGGATTCTGCATGTTCCCACCGGACACGCTGTTAGTTTCCCCGGATGGGTGACACAATTCAGCGATCAGTACCAGTCTCTATGGAATAGTACCCCCACCTATGGTCGTATGGACCCTCTCGCCACGTTCCAGCGCACCACCCGGACTATTGCATTGTCCTTTGATGTGGTCGCAGCTAGCGTTGTTGAGGCTCGTGTGAATCTGGAAAAGATATCTAAGTTGATTAGGTTTCTGTATCCTACATATACCGGCAATACGCGCGACCAACAGAATACATTATCCGGGGGCCCCCTTCTGGGATTGAAATGGACTAATATAGCCAGCGGCAAAGGCCTTGCGTCTGGTGGCCAAAGTATGCTATATGGCTATGTTGCAGGCATAACTTATGCCCCCAATGTACAAGACGGGGCCTTCCTCGCTGACCCAGGTCTTATTACTCCGAACCAGAAAGCCACCGAAGTCGCGGAGAGCGCCACCACCGAGCTGTCTAAGGAAATGGCAAAGGCCGTCTCCGATAACCAGCGAAGCTCCATTAGGAGTTACCTTCCTAAAACCGTCAATATTAGCCTCAATTTTACGGTTCTTCATACTCATCTGATGGGATGGAGTGACGGTGAATTTGGAGGAAACGAGGAGACAGACTTATCATTTCCTTATATGCCTAGTGTTTCTATTGATCCCGCGGCCGGAGTTGCGCCGGGTGACCCGGGTGAGTCTCTCCCAACCGAGAACAAAGCTGCTGAAGAAGAGGCATTGGAGTAAATAGATATGGGTAATCGCTATTCAAATCGTCGGATTGTCAACAACAACGATGAACTATATGACAAGATCCTCAAAGAGAGGAATCTCAAAAAGATGCGACAGTATACAACTGCCAACCTGGCTTATCCCACTGTGGCAGAAATTAAGAACCTTACCCGGGTTAAACATATCTGGCGCACCGGGGATCGATATTATAAACTGGCAATTCAATACTATGGAAAAGCTGACCATTGGTGGATATTGGCTTTCTATAACCAACGGCCCACCGAAGCCGATATCAAACTTGGTGATATAATTTATATCCCGCTCCCCATCGAGCGCATGCTCCAATACTTGGATAAATAACGATGGCGACAGAGTCCCGGGGCAAGAAAAAGCTCCACAAGATATTGGAAGAATTCGGCGCCATGTTGGAGATCCAACATGCCTATGAAAGAGTGATGATGAGTCCCCGTGATTTTGGTGTTATTACGGGAGTAGAAACCGAACTGCGGAAGCTGGGCATGTTGTCTGGTGTTGCATTTTACGCAGATGCACAAGCCAAGAATGAGATGGGCGACTTCATCAAAGATCGAATCGCAGAAACTGCTTTCCGTATTGATGGCCAAGAGGCCCGGTCCATAGATCTGGAGTCTATTATCTTCGGGAAGTCTATGCATATAATCGGTGATCGGACGGGCGGCCGGCCGGATAAGACCACCGGACCCCGCGGCGCCTACATGGGCCAGAAATTGCAGGACGGCTCCCAAGATTTCACCACCGGTGATTTTTGGTACTTCCGGGCCAAGCTTCCCGGCGGCGGCGGGATACCCAGTCGTCCAGGTAAAATCGGAAGCATCTATGGCCGCGGCGACAGCAACGACATCGTCGGGTATTTAAGAACTCCCGCCCTATACGCCGGCGACCCGGGCGAGGGCGATTTAGAACAGCTTCGCTGGATCTATGTGGATCACTTATCACCAGGAAAGGATTTACATAGAGCCATGGCCTTGACCTCCGGCGGCGGTATTTCCCAGCAGTCAATTTGGCAGGAACTTAATAACGGCGACAGCATGTCGACGTCGGAGGGATACACTTACTACTTGGCTCAAGCTCTTTGGGCTGTCATAAGCCTGGCGACCATATATGGGTATTACGACCCCGGCGTTATTGAATACAAAGCAGAAAAGATGGCAAAAGATCTCATCAAAGCTCTTGGTATTGAAGCGCTCCAAGTAGAAAAAGAGATAGAAAGAAACCCTATCAAACAGGCCATACAACGACCGCCTATTCCTCCCCCGGCCCCAGTCAAAAATCTTACACCATTCGACTTCCAGTGCTTTTTGATCGAGAATATTATAGAACTAAGCAGCCTACATTCAAAACAGAAGTATAAGAATGTTATTAAGGTCAATACCTATAATAATCCGGGAACTGCAATCTCTCGTATCAATCACGGCGGCCAGTCGGACCAGATCAAAGCCCTCATGAGTATGTGCCCAGAAGCCTACGCCTTATTAGTACCCTCAATTAAAATATATCGAGTAGACTATAATAAAGAGAAGCCAACAGTTCCGATCGGCCAGCAGGAACTTCATATTCCCAATTACATGGACGTCGAAGACATTGAAAATATATATTCATCTGGTGGAGGCCGTTATAAGGGCTACGGCCTTAAGTCCTTTAAATGGGAATTAGCCGGCGTCCAACCCGCGGAAGTAGATAACAATATCACAGCCAACATGACCTTCTATTTTCAAACAATTCAGGATCTTTTTCAAGGCCAGCGCGCAGCAGGCCAAAAAGAAGCAAGTCCTTTGGATCTAATCATTTCTTCAAGAGCCTCAGAAATAGTACGATCAGCTCAGACTGATGACGATATTGGAGATAAGCCGAAAGGGTGTAAGACCCTTCGTAACACCATGAGTGAGAATTATGATGGTGCATCTTTTCGTATTAAGGCCACTGTGGGCTGGAACGCTCCCCCGGGCTTTGCAACAGCTTTCCCTAATTTTAGTGAAATTGTGCCAGGTACCAAAAAAACCAGGGGCGCCCTCTTGGCCGAGGCCATTGAGAATACACAAATTTCACTATTCTTACAACAAACCAGACATATGCTTAATTTTCAAGAGAACGGCACCATCGAACTGGACATCAGTTATCAGGCCGCCCTGTCAGGACTTCTTACTGAAGAAAAGGCAAATATCCTGGCGACAGATAAGAAATTTTTTGATCAAGAAATCAAAAGTTATGAAGCCAAAGTCTCCGCAGAACAGAAAAAAGGCGCCACCGGCAACAAAGAAAAAATTGAGGAGATGCTGGAAGAAATTACCCAACTGAGAACTCAAGATCGGATGTTCAAATATAAAAAGTTCTTGAAAAAAGTTTATGAGTCAGACAAGGTTTGGAATATAGCCGTCAACCCTGCTGAATTGTTGATTACCCCCTGGAAAGACCTAACTCCCAAGCAGCGCGCCAGCCGAGCGAAACGACGAATGTCTACGGAAGGCCTCGACGCGGCGGGGATAGGCCCCCGCGGCTTCAGCGTCGGGAGCGCTTCCGATCCTAAGAAGTTTGATACGACCTTATTACAAGCAGTCGAGGAAGCATCAAAGCAACCAGATAAAGCTGAGGATGAGCTTAAGAAACACACAGAAAACACAAAAAATCGATTTACAAATATCCCCCTCTCAGAAGATGTAGTTATGATTCCATATTTTTATTTAGGAGACTTGCTAGACACAGTTTTAGAGACGCTTCCCGGATACGACGACGGCGAGAAGTTTCAATTTTTCTTATCTGAAGTAGAGATGCTGGACCCTCTACTGGCATTTCAGATTAAAAACATAGCAGAAGTCTTATGCACCGATAAAATTGCTGATGCGGCTTTTATTGATGCCCTTCGAAAGTCAGACCCCCTTCGCTTTTCTCGAATAAATAAAATTCAACATATTATAAATATTGGAGATATTCCTATATCCCTGGATGCTTTTACTGTCTGGTTTAAAGATAATGTCATCAAAAAAGACAGAGATTCATATTATTTTTTGTATTTCGTAAAGGATATCTGCGCGCAACTTATTTCAAATGCCTTGCGTGGAGATTGTTTTGGAAACGATGTAAAGTTTGATATCCGATTTGATGCTGCAAAGTTTGATATCCGAAAGGGAATTAAGCCAGGCGCCATAAGTGAAGTGGGCCAGCTGGCCTGGCATAAAGCCAACGTAAAGAAAAATACTCATCCAAAATCGGTCATACCAGCTCTCTTTATTTATTCGACGGACTCCAAACCAAAGAGAAGAAAAGGAAATTTTGAAAAAGATCTCGCAGACGGAATCTATCATCATTACGTGGGATCTGCGTGTAGCATCGTCAAAAGAATAAATTTTCAAAGAGAAGACCAGCCTTATTTGAGAGAAGCTAAAATTCAAAAAGCCGGCGCTTTGGGTGCTGCACAGCTCCGAGAGCTTTACAGCGTAAACCTAGACTTGATTGGGAACACTCTCTATAAAAACGGACAGTATATTTATGTAGATCCAACTTTTGTTTCTGGGGATGCATCCCTAGCCCGTATGCTCGGCATCAGCGGGTATTATTTGATTACATCTGTTAGTCATGTGATTGCCGAAAACGGCTATGACGTTAGCATCCGGGCCCTCCAAGAGGGTATTGATTTTGATGATAACTACGGACCGGTTAACGTTCAATTGCTCGCCGCCAGTGGGGAAGATCCCCCAATTTATATAGCCCCGCCGACTCCGATGGCCTCTGACGATATAGAAATGGCGTCAGGGGACACTATAGATGCTATAACGGATGCTATTACTCCTACCTCCATATCTGAAGGGCGAGATGCAATATTGAGTGAGTCGACAGATATCATGCTCAATCCGAATAATACATGGACTGAACGCCTCAAGGCAGCAGCCACGCTTGGCAACGCCCTCAATCCAATCACCGGGTACCCGATGGGTGCAGCAAGATCCGCGGCAGAAAACCTCGCACTCCAAAATAGCGCCGAGGATAAACTTGAGGAGACAATGACCGTAGACACAGAGTCTGCGGAATGACATACTAATGCCTACCAACTTCGACTATACCCCTAACGATCTTGTAAACCCAATTGGTTCCAACCAGCTGGCCGCGTTTGCTTTATATTACCAGCGCACGCTCTATGAACGACACATATATCCCCAAGACCTCCCTTTTCCTCTGGAGTTGTGGTATGATAAACAACTATATGGGAAGGTCGACCGGGCCCAGAGTACCATTATTACGACGGGCCCAAACCTGTCCATAATCAAATCAGCTGAGTCCCCCAATCTATATGCACTAGCCCCAGTCGCCATGGCCTTTGAAAGTTTTGTAGAACATATGCGCAAGGCAAACATTATGGGCGTTGCCAAAGATATTGGGAACCCGAAGATGTATGATGTAAAAGCCCAGATGGCATACTCAAACCCCCGTCAAAAATACCAAGCTTATTTAGAAGGCGCATTTGAGGTTTATCGAAAAACCTTCACCCCGGAACAAAACGAAAAGATATTAGGCTTCAGCTCTTTCACCGATGATTATAAAAAGTACCTTCTGCGTGTGTCGAAGACATACCCAGTTACCAAAAGTAATTTTCTTCTCACTCCCAGCGTGAGTCCATTTACTAGTGGTTTAGCTGTGGCAATTGATAAGGGAGATTGCGGGGACGATAATTATAAATATGTTAACTATATCAATGATCCCAATTACAGCTTTTATGTTAGGGCTGCTAAGAAATTTGGTTTCCTTGTCGATCGAAACGCACCGTGGATTTTGTGGGCAGATATCTTCAGTGAAGCCTTCATGATAAATTTTCAATATTTTTATTTAGACGGCACCGGCACTATGGTTACTGAGGATAACTTCTTTCAAGCGTTCTATACACCGACCTGGAAAACAGACATAGAAAATTTACGGCAGGCTTTCTTTCAGTCCTACCAGACATTGGCTCACTCCAAGCCGTATGCAGAAATCTTCCCACCGCGTCACGTAGGCCCCGGCGTTGACCAGTTTGCATCTAACTGTGTTCTTGAGAAGATCAATAAGTTCCGGCCCCCCGCAACGCAGGCATCAGCTGCAGCAATACTCAGCGATAAATTTATGATAGACTTTTATGTAGACCTTCGACATAGCGAAGTACAAAATCCAGAAGTTAATCCTCATGAGGTAAAGATTTATGCTTATGAGAGATATAGGAATAAGCTTGACTCTTCCTTGACAAATCTTGAGAACGCGTCCGAGTATATAAACAGTGTCTATTCAAAGTATGCTTATACCTTTCAAAATATTGCAACCGCATTCCCAGCCTCCAGTGTGAAATAGAATTCTACTCTCCCCTTAATATTATTGGAAAAGGCTTGACAATCGACGCCAATCTGGTAGGATACTAATAGAGAAGGGTGTCAGACACCAGCTCTGCTAAGGGAGACAAATTGCTTTTTCAGGTATTAGATTCAAAAGCTGATTGCGTCGGTTTTTACGCAGCCAACATCATTAACTCAACACCGATGCTGCCCCTCACCGGCGCAACATGGGAGTATTCCCAGCACCTACCCGGTGATCACTACGAGATAGGACGTATTTACAGCCAAGGAGCGCCTCTTACAAGCGTTTGTCCGGAAGACATGAAGGAGGAGTGGGAAAAGATCAAAGAGACGCTTAGAGCGTGTCTCAAGGCCTTTAGAACATCACACCTGTCGCTGGACGAAAACTGCTTGTACGATACCGTACCGGAGTTCTTCTTATATCAGTATCTTGAGGCTAAAAACAAGATCACTAAGCACGTTTTGGAGACATTCGCTCGCCCTGCGAATTATGAACCCATGTATAACCTTGTGGAGATGCTCTCCAACATCCGTTCACAAACCATCAGTGTCGACATCAATCCGATCAAGCATCTTTTGAGCAGTGTTCGGGGCATGAACTTCCACCGCACCCTGCAGACCGTCAATCACGTGTGCGACTATAACCCATGGGGGACGATCACTGGGCGCCTGTCAACAAACCCCAACAGTCTGCCGATTCTCACGATGAACAAAGAGTTCCGCGCGTGTATTAAGCCAAAGAACGACTACCTCGTCGAGCTTGATTTCAACGCAGCAGAATTGAGGGTGTTGTTGGCACTTGCTGGCGTGGAGCAACCCAAGAACGACATTCATAATTGGAACGTCAAGAACGTTTTCGGGGGTCATCTGACCCGAGAGGAGGCCAAAGTGAAAACCTTCGCGTGGTTGTATTCTGATAAGGAAAACAAGGACTTAGAGGACCTTTACAACAAGGAATTAGTACGAGATAAGTACTGGAATGGCTGTAAAATTGAGACAGATTATGGTAGAATAATAGAGAACGTAGACGAGCATCATGCGCTCAACTACGTCGTTCAAAGCACCACAATCGATATGGTACATGAACAGGCTTACAAAGTCTATGAGCTTTTGAAGGGGACAAAGAGCAACATCGCATTTCTTATTCATGACGCTGTATACATCGACCTCGCAGCTGAAGATCGATATGAATTACTAAATTTGCTTGACACGTTCAGAGAAACACGGTATGATACGTTCAAGGTTAATGTCTCAGTTGGCAAAAACCTTGGAGAAATGAGGGAACTTAAGCTATGAAGAAGATTTATCAAAAGCTAATCAGGGATCGTATCCCGGGCGTCATTGCTGACGCTGGCAAGTCCTTTGCTATACGACAGGTGACCGACCAAGAGCTAATGGGCTATGCCCTTAAGAAGCTTCACGAAGAAGTAGCAGAGTTCACGGAGAACCCTTGCGCGGAAGAGGCAGCAGACATTATGGAGATCTTTCATTTTATTTGTGATCGCTTAGAGATCAGAGACGGCGAAGTTATGGCAGAAACGACTGCTAAACGTATTACACGCGGCGGATTTGACAAAGGTCTTATCCTGGAGTGGGTGGAAGATTAGTGAACATAATTGGCCTAGGCAAAGCTGGCACCAATTTGGTAAAAGCCTTTTCAAAGTTTCCACAATATAATACGTGCGGAATTGATACGACGAAAGAGGCAGACATTACCATTAAGCGCCGGAGCACTCATGAGGAGTACGACGAGAATTTCCCGTCAGTTGTAAAGAGACTATCTTTAGTTTCTGGACCTGTGTATATTATTGTATGCGGCGCCTCGACGATATCAGGAGGTGTCCTGCGCCTTCTTGAGCAGCTTAATCACAGGTCGTTATCCGTCATATATATACAGCCCGACCTAGGCCTTCTGGGAGAAGCCCAACAAATGCAAGAGAAAGTCACTCGTAATGTGCTACAAGAGTACGCTCGCTCCGGGCGACTAGAAATACTGTATCTTTTAGACAATCTATTATTAGAGAAAGGCGTCGGCGCCGTACCAATTATGGGATATTTTGATGTCCTTAACCAAGCGATCGTCAACACATTTCATATGCTTAATGTATTTCGTTATTCCGAGCCCGTAGTGGGCAACTATATTGAACCGTCGCCACTTGCACGTATCGCGACGATGGGAGTATTGGATGTAGAAGCGCTCGAAGAAAAATGGTTTTATGAGTTGACACGGCCGCGAGATGTGGTATACTACTATGGTATCAATGAAGAAGACCTTAGGAGCGACGGCGCTCTGTTTGGACAGATTACAGACTTTGTTAAGTCCAAGCAGAAAGATAACATCAACGTGTCGTATGGAGTATTTCAGACCAATTATGATCAGAAATATTGCTATTGCATCAAGTACACATCCGTGGTACAATCATCACTAGAGGAGAAGTAATGGGGATTACACTTAAACATCAAGACTGCATGGAGTATTTGAAAACTCTGGAGGACGAATCAGTAGATCTGATTTGCGTCGACCCACCCTATTTTGAAATTATTACAGATTCATGGGACAACCAGTGGAAGGACCAAGACGCCTATCTAGAATGGTGTCGCGAATGGACGGAAGAGTGCTTTCGTGTGCTCAAGCCCGGCCGCTGCTTCTATGTCTGGGGTACTACCAAAGAAGACACTCTCTTGCGCTATAAGCTCGAGGTACTCAATAACATTGATGACGCCCATTATAAGAATTGGATTATTTGGGCTTATGATTGGGGTGGTCGCACCAAGAAGACATTTGCCCGTAAGCACGAAGACATTCTTATGTATTCGAAGGGAAAGGATTTTCTTTTCAACGCTGACGACATACGAATTCCACGCGCTGTAAAGACAAACATGAATATCACACGCAAGACACGCTTGATTGGTGCCCATTTACAGTCACCACGTAAGTGGCGCAAGGAAAAGGATCAGCATAGTTGGAAGAAGTATTCTTATGATAAAAAGACGACTGTTGAATTACAAACAGAGTTGGGATCCCTGCAGTCGAAGAATACAATTTTTGCAAAAGGAAAGATTCCTACGGATGTGTGGATAAAAAACAATCATACCACTTCTAAGGAGTACGCCGGCTGGCACCCCACCCAGAAACCAATTGTTTTATTGGAACGTATCATCAAGGCTAATACCAATCCTGGCGATGTGGTAATGGATTGCTTCGTCGGCTCCGGCTCAGCCATGGTTGCTGCAGCAAATACGGGCCGAAGCTTTACTGGTTGTGAATTTGATAAAGATTACTGTGATAAGTCGATCGCTCGCTTTGAAGAGCTAACAGGACTTATTTACGATGAAGAGTAAAATGTGCTTGACATATAGATTCAGCATGTTATACTATTGTATAGACGATCAAGAAATTAGTTGATCGTACTTTAACCCACGAAAGGAAAATAAAATGGGTATCAATTTAGATAAGATGAGAGAAAAGCTCTCGTCACTACGCGGAGACGGAAACTCCTCAAATGACACTTTCTGGCGCCCCGAGGATGGGGACCAGACTATTCGCATCGTGCCAACGGCCGATGGGGATCCCTTCAAGGAGATGTGGTTTCACTACAACATCGAGAAGGGCGGATTTCTATGTCCCAAGCGCAACTACGACGATGGTTGTCCTGTCTGTGAGTTCGCCTCACAGCTATGGCGCGAGGGTGTAGACAATAACGACGACCACAGTAAGAAGACTGCGAAGTCTCTCTTTGTGCGACAGCGTTTCTTCAGCCCCGTGATGGTTCGCGGCGAGGAAGAGCGCGGAGTGCGTGTATGGGGTTACGGCAAGACTGCCTATGAGAACCTCCTGACGCTTGTGCTCAACCCGGAGTATGGTGATATCACCGACACCGAGACTGGCACTGATCTCGTTATGACTTACGGAAAGCCGCCTGGAGCGTCCTTCCCGCAGACGAAGCTTGTGCCTCGTCGTCGTTCCTCCACTCTATGTGAGGATATGACTTCGGAGAAGTGTGCAGAACTACTGGACAGTATTCCAGATTTTACTGGACTGTTTGAGCGAAAGACTTCCCCAGAAGTCCAGGCTATTCTCGACACGTTTGTCAATTCTCAGGTCGACGACCCGGAATCGGTGAGCAGCGAGACCACGAAGTATGGCAAGACCACTAGTGGCGAAGCCAGCGCAGTGGATGCTGCTTTCGCAGAGCTTGGCGCTCTTTAATATCCCCCCCACAGGGAGGCACAGGGTTATCAGGTGTCTCACAATAGAAAGGAAGAGTTATGACAACTACTGATACAAATCGTTTGCAACAACTGATTACCATTCTTGAGGAAACTCAGGACGATCATGATAAGTTCTTTGGCACTGGAAACAATGCCGCAGGAACGCGTGTTCGTAAGGCAATGCAGGAAGTGAAGACGTTAGCACAGGAACTCCGTCTCGAGGTCCAAGAGACCAAGAACACGGGTTAGACTCCGCCAGCCGCAGGGAGGCCCGGGGATACAGGGGTCTCACATTACTACACAAACAAACTAGGGAGTTATAAATGAGTAATATTACAAATACACTGAGAGAATTAAACGTCGTCGACGGCGCGTATGTCACACTTAGATATACCGAGGGCGCTGATGTTTGGCATATTAACGACAGCCACGTGCAAGACGCGGTCGGGGAGACCAGCACCGCTGCTCTTCTAGCTGGGCTTCTAGCCTCTGGCGTGACCGTTTCGGACACATATAGTGAAGGCGATCTTCTTGGCGAGATGCGCAGCAATGGGCTTCTTGACGACTATGACCGCGAGGGCGGCTTTGAGGACTACTTGACTGAGCAGCTCGTCAGTACGATCTATGATGGTGAGTATTCTTTGGAGTATTCAACTGAACAGTACGACCACAAGCGCGGACGTTGCGACATCTCGACCACTGTTCGGGTCAGGGCCGGGGATCTGTACGAGCTTAGTGATGACACTTCATCCTTCGTCTCAGCAGACTCGGTTGTCCGAGGCTTCGATGTCTCAGTACAGACCCCAGCCGGCACGTTGACGCTCAGTTGATGAAAACTTTGGATTTGCACGGTAATGATCATTCAAAGGCGGCGCTGTTAGTGGAAGAATTTGTCCACTCTACTGAGCTTCCCGCGAAGATCATTACCGGCAAATCTGAAAAAATGAAACAAATAGTACTTGACACCATAAAACCTTTAGGGTATCATAGTCACTATGAACAACTGACCAACGAAGGTTGCTTGGTCATTACAGAACAAAAATTTTAACAATAGAAAGGTTAATAAATGATTGCTCGATTTAACAGAATGGCGCTACTCGCCATCTTTGCCCTCCTCCTGGGCTTCACCCTAACTTCCCTCACCGGCTGCGCCGACGGGGACGACGACGACAGCGCCGCCGACGACGACGATAGCGCTGCTGTCGACGACGACGACTCGGCAGGTACCTGATGCAGGTATTAGCTGATATTGTTTTGCCTGTCATGGGATGGGCATCCGTTGGCTGGGTAGTCGCGATGACGTTTCAGACACGTTATCGTCTCGCTCGTCTTGAGTCCCAGTCGGGACAAGAGGTCCCGGAGTAGAAAATGTGGTTGGCGTTGGCTCTCGGCATTTTAGCAATTTATGTTTGGGACCTTCGCCGCCAACTACAAGAAGTCAGTGAAAACGTAACACGACTTCATAACGACTTCTTGGCTGAAGTCTATTTGAGATATGGAGAAGAAGATGGCGAAAAGTAAATCTACAGCAGGTAAGATTTCTATTGACGGGTTAAGAACCCTAATCAACAAAACCTCGGGGCTCGAAGTAGCCCACAACCTAAATGAAGAAAACCCCACTGACGTAAAAGAATGGATTCCAACTGGCTCACGCTGGTTGGATTCCATTATATGTCGGGGACGACTTGGCGGCATTCCTGTCGGCAAGATTACAGAGATTGCTGGGCTAGAAGGCACAGGCAAATCCTTTATGGCGGCACAGATCGCCGCCAACGCCCAGAAGATGGGTATAACAGTTGTATACTTGGATGCCGAGTCGGCTATTGATTCCGGCTTTATGCAACGCTCAGGGGTTAACCTTGACGATATGATCTACGTTCAGACACAGAATGTAGAACAAGTTATGGAAACCATTGAGGTTTTGATGTCCACCGGGCAGCAGAGATTCCTATTTATCTGGGACTCACTCGCTATGACACCGACCATTTCTGATGTAGAGGGTGATTTCAACCCGCAATCAACGATGGCAGTCAAAGCGCGCATCTTATCAAAGGCATTTCAGAAGCTTACCATCCCCCACGCTGTCAGTTCCCCATAGGATCTTGAAAGC